ATGTCTCCTTTGATTTCTATTCCCATCGAACGAATCCAACACACATCGTACATGGCATTGTGAAAAATTTTAAGAGAAGGAGATTTGCAAAGGTCTCTAAACCATTGAATTACCTTGGTTTTTTCAAGGTTTCCTCCGCCTTCATGATCGAAAGGAAAATAACTTTGATAGCCTTCGGTGGCCACAGAGATACCGACTACTTTTCCATTTCCAATAATAGATCCAGACCCTCTTGTTTTTAAATCAGGATCCGAAGTTTCTAAATCGATTGCAATTTGTTGACGGTCTTTAAGATCAGGAAATTCTTCCGGCTTAACCCATTCGGTTTGTGGTTTGAATAAAGGAATCTGCATTAAGAATAATCTCTTTCAATAATCATATCAATATAATGTTTTGCTTTTTCCAAGTCTTGAATTTCTCCTTTATGTGCATGTCTACAAATGTATTTAATAGCATTTCCTTCTGCGAATAGCAATTTATTGTCATTAATAAATTTACTGGGTTGAATCTTCATATCTTTATAGTGAGATCCTCCGATTTGTTTTTTGTAGGGGTTCATATGTTTAAATATATCCATAATGCTGTAAACAACGTAACTGATAATAAATCCATTTTAGCTATCATATTTTAAACTCCTTGCTTCGATCTTTACATCGAATTAAAAATAAATTTTTGCTACATCGAGTAAGACCGACATACCAAACTCTTTGTTCTTCGTCTTGTTTCATAATTGTTTTCGTTGCTCCTTTGATTGTGTTGGCGGTTTGATTTTGAAGAATCACTACATTCGTTGCTTCTCCTCCTTTTGAACTGTGTAGAGTTAGAACTTTAACTCTAGGTTTAATGCGTAAGTCCTCTCCGTTTCTTCTCATACTTCTAATATAAGTTTTGGTGGTAGGGGTTACAGCCGTAAAGGCCTCATACCACTGAAGACTTGAATCTAATTTATATTCTTTTTTTAAATCATTTAAGGTAAAAAGTTTATCATCGGTCTCTCTAAATTTTTTATTGAAACGTTCTAATAGTCTTTGAATCTCTATGGTGTTGAGACTGTTTCCTTTTCTCCAGGCTTCCCAGTTTAAAATATCTTTGTATAAAGATTCATTCATACTTCTTCCATCTTTGGTTTCAAAGTAAATGCCACGTCTCCTTAATTCTTTACAAATAGGTTTTAATAAATCATTAGTTCTAGCTAAAATATACCAGTCCCCTTTTGAGAAATTAATAGGACTAATAGAAAAAAAGGATTGGATATTTCCTTCTTCAGGCGTAGGATAATAAGTCTTAAAGATTCTTGTTCTAATATTATCCAATCGATCCATAGCTCGCTCTTGAATTATTTTAGGGACTCTTTCAGATTGTTCTAAAGAAATTTCGGTGGCATCAAAATTAATAAAAGAATCAACATCAGCGCCAGCCCATCCAAAAATAGCCTGGTCATCGTCTCCTGCAACGTAAACATCTTTAGTATATTGTTGCAGAACCTTGATCATTTTCCATTGTAAAATGGACAGATCTTGAGCTTCGTCTATAAAAATAACATCAAATTGAGGTACTTTGGCTTTGGGTAATTGAACGTTTGTTATAAAGTTGTCCAACATGTCGTTGTAGTCGGTGAGGTGATAAGCATTTTTATAATCATCAATATGTTTTGCTACTACTTGAAGTTTATCTCTTTCAATTTTTCCAAGGTGTTCATTACGGTCGAGTTGATCTAAAACACTAATGTTTCTAACACGTGCTAAATTAATTAGGCTTAAATATTCACTGTTTGAAGTGAAGATTCCATTGAAATCGTTTTTTTCATATGAAGCATATTTAATTCGTAATCCACATTCTTCCCCGATTACTTTGTAGTGTTCTTCCTGCATGACGTTTTCTTCTTTTAGTCCTAAATATCTAAAGGCAAAAGAATGAAGGGTTCTAAAATGTTTAACATCTTTTTTTTCTAAAAATAAATAAGTCTCTAGAAGCCTGTCTCTTGCCTCATATGCAGCTTTACGTGTGAAAGCAAAATAACCAATACGATCCAGAGAGGATCCTGATTCTTTATATTCCATTACTTTATCTAATAGTGTTTGTGTTTTTCCAGTACCTGGTGGACCTATCACTTTATAGTTCATTAGTAATTAGACTCCTTTTTCTTTGCTTTTCTATATTCAATTTGATCTACTTTCATTTGTTTAAGACGCCAAACTTTTTGAGTTTTGTCATCTATATTGTAAGAACAATCATCCTCGGCTCCTAATTCTTGTTTCATAATAATTCCAGTGTCGCGAGCATCTAATTTCCATTTAAGAGGAAGGGATTCAAAAAAAGAAGAAAAAAGAAAATGGTGATAGCCACTTTCAGTCCAACACAGTCCTCCTCGAATGTCGCTACGTTTTTTAGCGCGAGCACTGTTAACACAATATTCGTAAAGATGTTGATACAATTGATCTTTAATATCGGTTCCGGAGGCGGGATAAATAGTGACAGCACTTTTTCTTACTTGATTAAGAAAGACTCTAAATTTTTTAGGAGGTAAAGGATCGGGCATAAAACCTGCTTGTAACCAAATTAAATCCAATAAATCAGATTGTTTAGTTACTATCTTTGGGTTAGAAGCTTCACATGGAGCTGGTTTACCATCCGGTTTTTCTACAGTGAATCGAAGTTTTGGTATAGTACTCATAATAATTTGTAAACCAGAAATAAGAGGAAAGACAGAAGTGGGATCGGAAGCTACCCCGTAAGTTCTCTTCACACAAACATGTTTTATGCATTTAGGTTCCAAAATTTCATCATTACAGGTATGTCCCGCCGTATCTTTATCCCAGGAGTTAGTTTTGTCTAAAATTTTTTTAAGAGGCCAAGGTTCTGTAAAATATTTATTAGCTTCGTTAACTTTGTCCTTCCATAATTCTTTTCCATATTTTTTCTTGGCAAACACCATATAGTTATACATAAAACGATCTCTGCCATCTCTCAGTTTTACTTTTGAAAGTCGTTGTAAACATGGGGGACCATCTTCAAATTCAGGATCTCCTCCTTTTAAAACTTCTTCTTCACATCGCGTGATTAGCTTTTCTAATTCTTCAGAATCTAATTGAGATTCTTTGGCTATTTTAATGAATTGTTCTAGAGATAAAGGCTTATTATTTTTGTCCAGAGCATAACGAGTTGTTTCTTTTTCTTTTTGATAAGGAAGATTAATAAAATTTCCTGCCAAGTTCCCATGTTCATCCGGTTCTAGTTCAACTTGTTTAGGATAAATTTCAGTGGTTCTTTTTAATTCGAGAGGTAAAAGTATAGAAGCTAGTGAATCTCGCATAATTTGAGCATCAAGGGCTTCTTTGAGAAATAAATAAATATGTAATCCTCCACTTTTTGATCGGCATGCGACCAAGGGAAGTTTATATTTCTCTATATAAGAGAGTAAAATAGGTATGTTAAATTCTTTGTAATTTTTAGGATCTATATCAATACATCCAAAAGAGGCTTTACCCTCTTTGGTACAAGGTTGAATCCCTATTGATATTGTTCCGTCTAAATGTTGTTTGTAATGAAAAGGAGTGATTGCTGTTTGAGCCCACACGTAGTGAGGTTTGATCTTATTTCTTTCTTTATCAAACTCAGCTTTGGACATGTCGGCTTTGCCAAAGTTTTCTTTGAGTCCAGAAAACAGTTTTATATATTCATCTATCATACATCCCTTTTAAGCGGGGCGGCTTCCACTCTCGCTTCCACCGCCCCTGTATTCACCTTTGGTGAAAATTAGAAGTTTGTATCTTCTTTCTCAGCAGCTTTAGCTTGTGCACTTTTTATTGAAGCGTGAAAAGCTTTAGCTTGTTGATATAGATCTACATTATCTACTTTTCTTAAAAGTTTTACGTTGTAACCGTACCAGGTAAAATTACCTGTTACTTCTATTGAACGTAATTGATAGATGTGACTAAAAGATGGCGGATTAAAGGTACTATTTTGACCTTTTTCAGTGATGCTTTTCATCATTGAATTCCATCCTCGACTTACTTTTAGTTGAGTAGACTTCATCGCTACTAACGCTTTATCAACCATACTATCCGTAAGGATAATAACGAAATGATTAGCTGTTTTAATAATGATGTTTCCATTTGTAAGAACATCTTTTCCAGATGCATCTTTTTTAGTTTGAGAAAGAACATCGGCTCCTCTATCGGGTGATACAGGACGACCTTCTCGTCTTTCAAATGGTGCCCACTCAGGAAAAGTGAGTTTATAAAAGCACGGAATTACTTCTATGCCTTTAGCTCCATCGTACAGTTTTTTAGTCACTGTATTATAGAACATTCCTGGTTCAGCTCCGTCGACATACGAAGCATGTTTTTTCTTCGTTTCGTCGGAACTGTTTTGAAGTAGTTTTAGGAATGGTAGGGCCAAATCATCTTGGTCCATATTCTCTAAGCCTAACTTCGCATCCGCTTCAAATAATGAAGTGGATGGTACTCCTGCTTGTTTCTTAACAGTTAAGTCGCTTGTTTCTTGACTCATGTTTATTTACTCCTTATTTTTGTTTGGTTTCCTACAAACGTGTTGAACAACTCAGAAGGCATTTCTTGACCTGCTTCAGTTCGCTCTCTGAGTAATGCTTTTAAAGTCATAGGTTCTACTTTTAGTTTTTGTGCAGGTTCGTAGCCTTGACCTTGTGCAAGGGAGGCATATTCTGCCGCCTTGTTATCTTCGCCACGACCAAAGGAAACAGTAACTTCATTTTTAATGATGTCACCTAGGTCGTTTTCTCGAAGCCAGTTAAATGCCGCTTCTCTTTTTGCTATTGGTATTGAAGCGCCATAAATTTTTTTAATTTCTATAGAAGAACCATCTGCTAGTTTTAAAGAAGACAAAGACATTTCATTCATAATTGTCGGAATGACTTCTCCTGAAATTTTTTCAGCGGTTTCTTTTAAACTTTTTAGATCTTGTTCTTTTGCTTTTATATTTCTGTCTAACTGTTGAAGTTTTAATACTTCATCAGAAAGATTCTTTATGTTGTCTATTTCGTTGATGGCAAGCGATTGATCTTGTTCCATCATTTCATTTAATTTATTCATCTACTTGTCCTTTCTCGTATAAGTTAATTGCAATGGGATAATACATTCTTTCTTGTCGGTCCCATTTTAATAAATTGTATTTACCATGGGTTATATCAGATACGACAGAACACGCAACTCCGATAATAGCAGGGTCTCCTGTTAGTAAAAGATAATCGGTTGAACGATACTCTTTTAATAATCTTCTTAATTCAAAAATAATTGGTCCCGGACTAAAAATCATTTGGGAATCTTCTTTTAATAAGACCTTTATATTTCCAAATTTTTGAGCTCCCATAATATTTATTTTAGGGCGCCCTTCTTTGGTGCCTGGAATTTCTTGAATTACATAGACTATTTTATTGAGTTCTTTTGTAGGTTCTGTGTGATCTAAATTAGCCATAGCTTTCTATTGACACCATGTATAAGATAATATATTAGTATTGTCAAGAAAGAATATTATGAATTATAAATTTAAGACGAAGCCTTATGGGCATCAGTTAACTGCCTTGGAAAAATCATGGCAGAAAAAAGTTTATGCCTTGTTTATGGAAATGGGTACCGGCAAAACCAAGGTAGCTATTGACAACATTGCCATGCTTTATGACAAGGGCAAAATTAACGGAGTCCTTATTATAGCCCCTAAGGGTGTGTATAAAACGTGGTATGCCCAGGAATTTCCTACGCATATGCCTTCTCACGTTCGGTATAAGATGGTTTTATGGCAAGCCACTATTAATCAAAAACAAAAGAAAAGACTGGACACCCTGTTCGAAACAGGTGTAGATCTTCATGTTTTAATTATGAATGTAGAAGCTTTTAGTACAACTAAAGGTTCTGCTTTTGCTCAAAAATTTTTGAGCTGTCATGAAACTTTTATGGTCGTAGATGAAAGTACCACAATTAAAAATCCCGAAGCCAAAAGAACTAAAAATATTATCACTTTGGCAAACAATGCCAAGTATCGTAGAATTTTAACCGGATCCCCAGTGACTAAATCCCCATTAGATCTTTATAAACAATGTGAGTTCCTAGATCCTTATCTCTTGACTCATTCTTCTTATTATTCGTTTCGATCTCGATACGCAAATATGCGTACTGCTAATTTTAACGGAAGATCTGTGCAGCTCGTTGTAGGTTATAAAAACCTTGTAGAACTGTCGGAAAAACTTAAGCCGTTCTCCTATCGCGTTCTCAAAGATGAGTGCCTAGATCTTCCACCTAAAACATACATGAAAAGAGTGATTACGTTAACCCCTGAACAACAAAAAGTTTATGGGCAAATGAAACAAATGGCATTAGCTGAAATGAATGGAAAAGTTATAACGACGGCTAGCGCATTAGTACAATTAATGCGTTTGCATCAAATAACGTGCGGGCATTTTACAGCAGATGACAAGTCGATTCAACCTATAAAAAATAATAGATTGTCTCAGTTATTGGAAGTTTTAGACGAACTTGAAGGAAAAGCTGTGATTTGGGCCCATTATCAGTTTGATGTGAAACAAATCACAAAAGCGCTTAAAGAAAAGTACGGCGAAAAGTCTGTTGTTACTTATTATGGTTTAACACCTAATGAAGAACGTCAATCTAATATAGAACGATTTCAAACTAAAGACGAAACTCGTTTTTTAGTCGGAACTCCACAAACAGGAGGATATGGTATTACCCTCACGGCTGCATCCACCATGATTTATTATTCTAATGGTTATGACTTAGAAAAAAGAACTCAATCTGAAGCACGAATCGATCGTATCGGTCAAAAATTTCCTATGACCTATATAGACATTCTCGCGGAAGATACCGTTGACGAAAGAATCGTTAAAGCTCTCCGCAAGAAAATTAACATCGCCACCCAGGTTATGGGTGAAGAGTTAAAAGACTGGATTTAATCCCTCAAAATGTAGGATATACACGCGAGGCGCGCAGAATTTTAGTTTCTAAGAATATCAGCGTATTTTCGGAGCCCTTGTCGTTCCAATCGATTGATCGCGCGGACATAACCCCATTTTTCAAAAAATTTAAATATTTTCATCATATTATTTCCAAGCAGGACGCAGAACGCCCTGCTTTTATTATTAGGTTAAGGATTATTTAACTTCTATTGATTTAGGTTGTTTGCCTTCTGGAAGAATCTTGTTTAAAGAAACTTTCAGTAATCCGTCTTTCAACTCAGCGCCTTTGATTTCTATGTCATCAGCGATGGTAAAAGCTTTAGAGAAATATCTTTTAGAAATGCCTTTATGGATTATTCCATTAGATTCATTGCTATCTTTTACTTCTTTAACAGATTTAATCGTCAATAAGTTGTCCGCGTAGTCGACTTTGATATCCTTCTTACCGAACCCAGCTAAAGCAACTTCTATGTTGTAAGTTGTACTTCCAGTTTTTACAATGTTGTAAAACGGAAAAGTAGCCGTCGGTGTACGAAAGAATTCGTCATTATCGTCGAACATTCTTTCGAAGTGATCAAAGATATTGTCGAAACCTACTGATACAGGTCTTAATTGATTAAAGATTGATGGTAATTTATTGAGTGTCATTTTAACCTCCTTGTTTAGACAGTTAATAAAATGGGCCCTTAAAGGCACCCATGCGTTATATATAAGGGGTTTGTATTAAATTACAAGTATTTATTTTACGTATCTGTCCGTGGATAAACCGAGTATTGGTTTGTACTCAGTCTGTAATGACTCAGGATTTTTAATAGCCATTAGATATTCTTTCCGGTTACTATTAATTTCTTTCTTATAGCTGACGTGGATCCATCCTGCGTTGGGTTGACCAGGTTCCCAGAACTCAAGAATGAGTTGATCAAACATCAGGTTCTCTTTGATCCAGTCGCTAACCTCATTGTTAGGTGTGCCATAGATTTCGAAGTCCGCCGCCTCTCCAGCACAGTGCTGACTTTTAGCGCTGCTACCTATCTTTTGAGACAAAATAATGTTCCGGAACCCTGAGGAAATGGTAAGAACCTTGTTAAAATGGTCTCTAACGGGCTGTAGGACCCTCTCACAGAGCAATCTTAAGTTCTCCTGCTCATCCTCACTGGGGTTGTTATCGAGACCCATTCTCGCGGCTGTCTGTGACTTGGTCATTTCAGCCAGAGTAAAGTTTTTAGATAATTTCATCAAATAGTTTGAAACAACACACTGATTAATTGAAAGGCCACAGCCCCCACTGTAGCTAAAAGAACCCAATAGATTTTATCTATCTTGCCACCCAAACTCTTAATGTCGCAATTCATATGTCTCAAATGATTAGTTTTGATATTCGCAATATCTTTTTTAAGACCGGTGACATGGCCATGCAAACTTATAATATGTTCTCGAGTCGTTTTGGGTGATAGCATAATTTTTTATCCTCGGCCGAAAAGTATATCAATTTTTTGCTGTGTTGTTAATTGATTATATGGAATATTTCCGCCCTGATTTGCTACCAAATTAGCGTCTACGTTGGGTAAATTTAACGCACCTCCAGGGATGTTTAGTGGTGTGCCTATGTCCATAGGCATTAAAGGATTTTCTATGTTGGGGAATAGATTATCTAAAGAAAGTTCAGAGAACTGGTCCTCAAGATTACTAATAGCATCATAAGCAGCATCTAAAGGATTAGCGACGCCCATTTCATCTGCATGAGTTTGAAAAGCCTCCTCGATATCTGCAGAGAGAGTATAAGGTCGGAACTCACCGTCATCAACTGCGTTCTGTTCAACTTGAGATACTCCATCAAGAGACTCCTCATATTTTTCGTCTGATATACCCAAGAGTCTTGCTGCATTCATATCTAATCTAAGATCTTTTTTAACTTGGAACAAAGATCGATTGGCATTGATGTAAGCATCAACAATTTCTCTCGGTTCAATCGGTCCACCTTTTAAAGTAACTCTGGTAAACAAAGACCCAGATTTTCTAACCCCACTCTTATAGTCGGCAACTTTATATCTCATTGTTCGACCTGGGTTAATCTGGACAGCTCTGAATCCAAAGAGTCCTAAAGCTTCATCACCAAACTCATAAGTTTGTCCGTACTCATCGTACTTCCCTCCCATTTTTACTGTGACAGGTTCCATGGTTCTGAATAATCTTTTAAGTTGAGGAGCTGAAAAAGGCATTTGAGCTTTTATTAAATGCGCCATGATTTTTTTAGATATATTTCCCGGTGTGTCTTTTTCATTATAAACTTGAAAGCCGTCTCGTGTTACGCCTTTTCTGGCAAGGATATCCAGAGCTGCTTCGGTCCAGATTGATTCAGTGATAAAAGGTTCAGCGAATTCTGACATAGCTGTGAATGTACCTTTCATAAAGTCATCCATGATGCCATCGTTGTCAGTTCTTCCATCTGCCACGGCATTAACTACCGCTTGAAGCGGTCTTATTAAAGTATCATAAGCATTCGCGTGACTAAAATCGATGTATTTAAAGTCCCCTGTTTCCGGGTCTTTGATCGGAAGAATCGTAGAGTTCTTGGACCACTTCGCTACATACCTTCTGATCGCTGCTTGTTCTTCATCAGTCACATCATAAAGGACCTTGAACATTTCACTCGTTGCATAAGGAACCGCGGCAACGGTTGTAGTAAAACCAAACAGTCGTGTGTAACCGATCCCTTGGAAGGGTTTTACGATTTGACCATTAGGTAATTTAATTGTGTAACTAATATCTCTTAAAGCTCGTTCAACAATATTGGTTCCTGTTCTTACAATTTCTGCAGGGAACGATACGAAATTTCCTAAAGGAAATTTACGTAAGCCCTTAATAAATTCAGGTACAAAGTCATAGTTAGGGATATTATTCTTAACAATATCAGCAGCTTCTTTTTTTAACCAGTCATCGGTTAGTTCAATAGATTCACCAGCAGCATTTTTAAAATATTGACCGGAGTCTTTATTCATTCCTACTTTTCTGAATGCTTTTTCCATCCTACTTTTTTCTGCTGCCCAAGAATAAATTTTCCAGAAGTCATCTTCAGCGGTGTAGAGATCTTGACCAA